GATGCATCATCTGTCGGAAGCTCAAAACCCTGTAGAAATGCAAGGGGATGTTTTTCCCACTCAAAGGTCAGTGGACAACGCACGTTATCATTACGAAGAAGCAGAAAGATTACGAGATCAGATTGAGCTTTTCAGAAACCGTCGTGCTAGTGCGGTTTTGAACTACCCTGAAAGTGATCAAAAACTTTATATGAAGGAGGGTCAGGACCCTTATGTAAAGGGCTTTCCGGACTCTATTGTTGAAGGTTACCAAGAAGGCGGCATAGTAGACCTTGGAGAAGGGTCCCCGATGTCGGTAGCGACAAAGGAAGAGCTAGAAGAGTTCTTAAAGTTTCTTCGCATGAACAGACCGTCATACAAAGAGGGGGAGACAGGAGAGTACCGGATATATAGTGATCTTTTAGAACCAACGCCCCATGACCCAAACGCTAGGATTGAGGTAGACGGTAGAATTGTTCAGATGCCTCCGATACCTCCATCGTTTGCCGGTCAAAGCATGGGCCGCGAAGAGTTTTACGAGGGTTTTGCAGACACGGCATCTGGAATTACAGAAGAAGACATACAAAGTGGTGTGGCCAGTCTTGCGGATTTACAAGACTCAGCCAGTATTGGAAGCCCGTTTGCTGGTCGAGAAGGTCGTTTTGTACCACAGCAGATTGAGATAGAGGACGGCAAAGTAACAACCAGCCCTATCGGTTTTGATGACGGCGGCGAAGTTGGAATAATGTCCGCGCTTCTCGACCCACGGATTGATTTACCTAGCGCAGAGCAGCAGAACATGGTCCGCGCATCAGGTAGAGAGGGCAGCGAGGGTGCTGCCATGTTTTATCCTGAAGGGTCTCCTACTTTTGAGCAGGTTTTGGAAACTAGGTACGGCTATCCAGATGACGTGGAGCGCGGTGATTTTGATACTACTACTGAAATTATGCGGGCGGAGCGTCCAAGAGCGGACATGCCTACATATCAGGAGTTAGAGGATGCTAGGGCACATGCTTTGCAAACTGCTTTGCTGGCGAAGGATTTTGGACCACGGACCGCGCAACAGTTGGGTGGTTTGTCTGAGTTTACAGATAAATTAATGGGTGCGACCCCTGAAGACATCATTATGGACAAGCGTAACAACGCTTTTGGTGCGAAGCTGTTAAAGCAGGCAGGTGTAAATGTCACTTCTCAGCAGGTTGCTAAGATGGTTGATGATGAGGTTTTCAAGCAGTTAGACGTTATCCTCGGCAGAGAGCCGGGTAAAAGAAGGTTTGTTTCGCCAAAAGAGGGCATTGATGTATACTTTCCGAGAGACCGTCAGGGTTTCTTCAACGTGAATAAATATGATTAAGGGGATAACGCATGGCTCGTGAACCGATAGCCGGAATGGTAGACAAGAACGTCCCGTCTCAGTTGGATATGGAGGACTTGGCGGCTGAAGTAGAACTTGAGTTACCGGGCAGCATGGACGACAACGTCGTGTCTTTTGAGGGCATGGCGGAGAACATGGATGTAGAGATCACGCCTGACGAGGACGGTGGCATGACCGTGGACTTTGATCCGCAGGATCAGCGCGGCAAGAGCGATGATTTCTACATGAACTTGGCAGAGGAGATGCCGGACCGTGAGTTGTCGCGGATTGCCGGTGATCTGATGTCTGAGTTTGACAGCAACAAATCAGGGCGACAGGAGTGGGAAGATGCTTACGCTAACGGTTTGGAGTTGTTGGGGTTCTCCTACGAGGAGAGGGCCCAGCCCTTCCGGGGAGCCACCGGAGTCACGCATCCGCTGCTTGCCGAGGCGGCTACGCAGTTTCAGGCGCAGGCGTTCAATGAGTTGCTGCCAGCCAGCGGTCCCGTGCGAACTGCTGTACTTGGATCAGAAACAAGGGAAAAAGAGCAGCAGGCTATCCGCGTAAAGCAGTTTATGAACTACTACATCACCAACGTGATGGAGGAGTACACGCCTGAACTTGACCAGATGTTGTTCTTTTTGCCTTTGGCGGGGTCTACGTTTAAGAAAGTTTACTATGATGAAACAAAAGGTCGGGCTGTAAGTAAGTTTGTACCGGCAGAACACCTAGTTGTCCCATATGAAACGTCAGATTTAGAGACTTGTCCCAACATAACGCAGGTTATCCGCATGTCGTTGAACGATTTGCGGAAGAAACAGGTCTCTGGTTTCTATCTGGACATGGATGTTTTGCCCGCGCAGAGCGAAACTAACTCCGTTGAGGACGAAATACAGCGCATTGACGGCGTTACACCCACTCAGATCGACTATGACTGCACTATTTTGGAGTGTCATGTCGATTTGGACCTTGAAGGGTACGAAGATGAGGACGAGGATGGCGAGTTAACCGGCATCAAGATACCATATGTTGTCACAATCAGTCAGGATAACGGGCAGATACTGTCAATTCGTCGAAATTATCGTGAAGATGACGAAGAAAAGCGTAAAATTCAGTATTTTGTGCATTATAAGTTCCTTCCGGGCTTTGGTTTTTACGGATTAGGGCTAATTCACACGATTGGCGGGCTGTCACGGACCGCCACAGCGGCACTGCGACAGTTAATCGACGCTGGTACGTTGTCTAACCTCCCAGCGGGCTTCAAAGCCCGCGGACTGCGGATCAGAGACGACGATGACCCGTTGCAGCCCGGTGAGTTTCGCGATGTGGATGCTCCCGGAGGGGCTATTCGTGACAGCCTGATGCCGCTGCCATTCAAAGGTCCTGACCAGACACTGTTTAACTTGCTTGGGTTTGTGGTTCAGGCGGGTCAGCGCTTTGCGACGATTACAGATTTAAAGGTTGGAGACGGAAACCAGCAGGCGGCGGTGGGTACGACTATCGCGATGCTGGAGCAGGGGTCTCGTGTGATGAGTGCGGTGCATAAGCGCCTGCACTACGCCATGCGGATTGAATTTAAAATGTTGGCGCGGGTTATGTCTGAGAGCCTGCCGCAAGAGTATCCGTACACTGTAGAGGGTGCAGAGTCTGCGGTGATGGCGAGTGATTTTGATGACCGGATTGATGTAATTCCGGTATCTGATCCCAATATGTTTAGTCAGGCGCAGCGGATTGCGTTAGCGCAAACCAAGCTGCAACTGGCGGGGGCGGCCCCAGAGCTTCATAACATGTACGAGGTCTACAAGGACATGTATGAGGCTCTGGGTGTAAAAGACACGGACAGGATAATGAAGCGTATTCCTGACGAGGAGCCGGAACCAAAGGACCCGGCGCAGGAAAACATAGACGCTTTAGACATGGTGCCTTTGCAGGCGTTTGAGGGTCAGGAGCATGAGGCGCACATCATGGCGCACATGGTGTTTGGGTCTACACCAATGGTTGGCGGAATGCCTGCCATTGCAATGTCCTTGCAGAAGCACATCATGGAACATGTTAAGATTGCAGCGCGAGAACGTGCGGCGGTGCAGTTTATACAGCAAAGACAAGCTACGGGCGGTGCGGCTGCCACTGAAGAAGAGATGTTAGCCATTGAGGGTCTAACGGCACAGTTTGTTGCCGAGGGTATGCAGATGGTCAAGCAGATGTCTCAACAAGTATCTAATCAGGGGCCAGATCCGCTGGTTAAGTTGAAGGAGCAGGAGCTACAGATTAGAGCGCAGTCAGAACAGACTGATGCTCAGAACGAAGCTGCCAAGCTCAATCTTGACGCACAGAACCAGCAAATGCGGGCATCACAGTTCCAGCAGAAACTGGCAAGTCAAGAAAAACAGACCCAAGCGCGTATTCAGTCTGCAATGGAGAGAGAACTACTTAAAAAACAATAGCTTGGGGGCTAAATGGAACCAATCAGTGCGGCGTTAGCAGGATTTGCATTATTTAAGAGTGCGGTCGATGGCATCAAGGGTGCTATCGGAACGGCTAATGACGTGTCTGAAATTGCTGGATTTATAGACAACCTGTTTGAGGGCGAAAAACAGGTACAACAGAAACGTAATAAAAAGTCTGGTGTAGGGGTAGGTGATCAGTTTGGTATAAAGTCAGTAGCGCAGGAAATTATAGACGCGAAGCTGGCAAAAGAACAAATGCAAGAAATTGCCAGTATGGTGGACCTAAGATTTGGACACGGCACTTGGGCTTCAATAGTTGCAGAAAGAGCAAAACGTATACAAGCGGCGAAAGAAGCGGAGGCAGAAGCTAGACGAAAGAAGTTGCAGGAGCAAAAGAAATTTGACGATACCATGAATCAGATTGTCATGGCGGGGGCAGTCATACTGATGACGTTGTTGTTTGTTGTTCTAATGTTTAAGGTGTTGTTATGAGTCAAAAAAAATTACAAGAAAAGTCTATATACGCTGAGTATGATGAAGATGGCGACGGCATCGTCAGTGATGAAGAGCTTAGTCACATCAAAGAGATAAAAAAGACGGAAACAGAGCTTCGTAAGAACGTGGCTCAGTTACGCATGGCCAGATATACCTTGATATTTATGGGATGTTATGCTGTGTTTCTAGCATCACCGTGGTGCTCTGCGGAAAAACTTGAGGGTCTAGGTGCAGTCACCGACCTTATATTCCTTAGTGGAGCGGGTATTGTCGGCGCTTACATGGGCACAACGGCGTGGATGTCAAAGAAATAACAGAGTGGGATTATGGAAAACATTATAATAGCGGCCATGCTGGCAGCGATGATACACGGTCATGTTACAGGTGAGGAAAAACAAGAAACTGTAAAAGATAACATAAACTGGGAGCTTGCCGGTAATTTTAGGACAGAGAGCACCCCTAACACTGTTCAATGGGTGATAATCACTGATGAGTGAGGTTCACCACACAGTTGAGACTTTGTTTATCATGGTTATCAGCATGTGGGGCTTTGACGGACATGAGTGGCAATACATTGGCAATCAAGTTGCTCTGCAACAACCCATGACCGAGTCTCAGTGTGAATATCTGATAGCTGAAGACATGTGGCAAGCCACTTACAAAAATGAATATTATCGCATGATGGCACATTGTTTTCCTACTGAGTGTGCAGGAAAGGACAAGTGTGAATAATGCCAAAACTGAATGAAAATACTGAACTAAGTATGCCAATTCGCAATTTGATTGCGTTGCTCATAGCTGCAACTGTTGGCACATGGGCTTACTTTGGAGTTATCGAACGTCTTAACACCACCGAGAACAAGTTGATTTTGATGGAAACAGATCTGGGAATGAATACAGAGTTTCGCATCAAATGGCCTAGAGGAGAGATGGGTAGTTTGCCAGCCGACTCAGAACAGTTTATGATGATCGAACATTTGGCTAGTGAATTAGAAAAATTAGCAGAAAACATAGAATCTGGAAACGCACCACATGACCAGCAACAGAAACTTGTTTTGGAGTTTTATGATAGGCGGCTAACCAAGATTGAGGACAATATTGAAAAGTTGACTAACAAATGATTGAGATGACTTTTGTTTTGCTACTTATGATAGGTGAAGAGCGAGTTGAATACACGCCATATAAAAACCTTTCCGAGTGCCTTAACATACGTCGTAAAATCAAACGCAATGTCGGACATACTACTGACTTCGATAAAAAATGGTCGTGCAAACAACTCAAGGTTAGACTTGAGGCTGGAGAGATTTTAGAAATCTTGGAGGACGAATGATACAGTTTCTAGGACCGATAGCTAATTTAGCTGGTACATGGCTCGAGGGCAAAGTCGAAGAGAAGAAGGCTGTGACTGGTGCCAAGGTTGCTAAAGCCCAAGCGGAAGCTGTCATAATGCAGAAAAAAGCTACCGGAGAGATTGACTGGGATCTTAAAATGGCTGATGCTTCTGCGCATAGCTGGAAAGACGAGTGGCTTACAATTTTGTTCTCGATTCCGCTTATACTCTCATTCTGTGGAGACTGGGGCAGGGAGATAGTGACAAATGGTTTTACCGCTCTTGAGTCCATGCCGGATTACTATCAGTATACTTTGGGAACTATTGTGGCAGCTAGTTTTGGAACACGAGCAGCGACTAAGTTTTTTGGGAAGAAGTGATGTCAAAGCGCCTTCAGAAAAACAGCGACTACGACCAATACGATATGGATGGCGACGGGGTAGTTACCGACGATGAGCTTGAACATGCTAAAGAGATCAGGCAGACTGAGACTGAGCTACGCAAGAATTTGGCGCAGTTGCGTATGGCAAGGTACACATTGATTAGCATGGGTGTTTTTACTGTAGCTATGTTTTTTATACCTTTGGACAGAGTTACAGCGTTGAGCGACATTAGTAATTTGTTTTACATTAGTGGCGCAGGTATTGTTGGAGCCTATATGGGCACCACAGCTTGGATGAACAGGAAGTAAAATGGTACGACCCAGAGCAGCACAATTTGGAAAAGATATTGGTGTATCGACTAATCAGGCAAAAAAGCTTATAAATGAAGGACGGCGACGTAAAGACGGCGGCTCAAACATACTGGAGGCAACTATGGCTGACGCAAAAACAAAACCAGTAAAAGCAGGCAAAGGAAAAGTCCTTGTGCAAGAAAAGGACAATAAGTTTGTGGCTGGCATGGGCAAAGCATACATGGCTGAACCAAGAAAAGTACAAATCAAATAATGTTTGAACCTATCGACAGAGTGATGAAGATGCGTCGGGGCGGCTCCGCTGTTGCGCCTCGTCGCACTGATATTGGTGGTCAAGATCACATGCTGTCGTATATCACTCCACAAGAGGCAGGAATCTTACAACTTCTTGGTGGATCTGGTGAGCCGGGTCCGATGGGTATACCTGCATTCAGAAGAGAGGATGGCCCCGGTAGCGAAGGTTTCGGTTCAGAGGCATCATCATATGGAGGCGGCAACACCAGAGGCGGCGGCAACACTAGAGGCGGTGGCGGCGGCGGAAAGAGCACCGTTGACTACAGCGGAGTGACTGCGGATGATCTTAAAGACGATGAAAACTACGACCAGAGCCTGCAACAAGACATCGCTATGGGTAACTATGCCAAGGGAGGCGGTGATGATAGTGGGTATCAATACGGAAATAACTACATGGGTGACGGTCAATACACACCCGCCAGAGATAGTTACGCAAATGCTATGGCTGGGTTGGCTGGTCTAAGAAATTTTTATTCAGATCCAAACGATCCTTTTGGTACAGACGGCACAGGTAGTGGGCTGAGTCAGGGTGCGCTAAATGCTACTTTGGGTATAACCAATAGAAATCCTTATGGCTATGAAGGGGTGATGAGTAGAGTATTTGGTTTTGATCCAAGAAACGTAGATTACACTAGTAATATATCGGCACGAAACAGAGCAGACATTGCTGATAATCAGTTTTCCAAGTATGCAAATCCTCAGAACATAAGAGGGCGCGTAGGTTTTAATCCACAGTTTCCAGACGCTAGTGTAACCGATCCGGGAAGATTAAGAGCCGGACTTCAATCCGGTCTTTTCCCAAGAAGTTTTGAGACAGCGTATGGCCCGACAACTACATACAATGTGCAGCGCAGTCCTATGGATACTGCGGCTCTTTTAGCAATGCCGGGTGGACTTGGTCTTTTAGCCGATCAGCTTTCAAATAAAACCGCAGGCGTTGCGCCTAGCGATTTGTTTGACAGAGCATCTCAAAAATTTGGTACGTTGTCTGGATCTCAGACTGACTCAGGTTTCCGTCCGGCGGATGCAACAGCAACGGGTGACTTCTCTCCTTTCGGATCACTCACTCAGGGTATTGGTCAGGGTATCGGAGCAATAGAGAATCTTGTCGGAGGTGCTTTCCGTGGTGTTGGAGATTTGGCTAACAGGATAGACCCAGAGCAAGGTAAACGAGCCGCTGCGGCACGAGCCGCCGCACAGCCTAATCTAGCAGCAACAGACTCTGTCTTCAGTAACTTTTTCTCTAATGTTCAAGACAAAATAACAGGCATACCATCGGGTATTGCTAGTATTTTTGATAGACCACCAGCACCAGTATCCACAAGTTCATTGGACTTTATGGCACCTGTTCAAGAAACAAGGCAGGACATAAGAGACAGATTAGCAGCAGCAGCAGAAACGCAACAGGAACTGGATGTCTTTAGCATGGGCTTGCCGGGAGTGTCGTCAGCACAGACAGCACCTACAGTTACAAGCGAGTTTCTAACTGGGACTTCAGAAGATTTTAGTCCAGCCCAGCAAGAGGCGATAGACGCTGCTGGTAACGCCGCAGCAGCGGAAGCAATAAGATCGGGAACAAACCCCACAATAGCTAGAGAAAGAGCAAAAAATAAAGTCAAACTAGATGCTCTTAGATCTAACCAACAGTCATCAACAGAAGTTGAACAACGGTCATCCGTGGGTCCAGATCTTTTTGGAGTAAACCGCAGACAGGTTTCCACGGTTTCAGCAGATAAGTTTTTTAGGGAAAATCCAGAAGCACTTGCTAACATAGACTCTGATTTTGTTAGATCAAGAGTGATGAATCCAGAAGCAAATCGAGGATTTTTCGTTGACCAGTCGACCGGAGAGATATCTATAGAGCTTCCCGGAGGTGACGGTATTAGAGCGCCAGTTGCTAATATTTCAGGAATGAGCGCACCAATAGACTTTAGCTTACCAAGCTTCTCGGATATTACTGACGCATTGTCAGACGCGGGGTCAGCCATAAAGAGTCTTGGAACCAACCCTTATCGGGCTGAAGCAGAGAGAAGACGAACAACTTCGGGGAATGTTTTTAGACCATCAAATTAGTAAAAAGCTTTAGGGGATTAAGCTAGGAGGAGAAGATGGAAGCTTTACTTATTATAGGCGCACTTGCCTATGGAATGCATCACTACCACAAGACACCAACAGAGGAACCTTCTCAGACAACAGTGTTTGATGAGGGGTTGGATAAAATAGACTGGACTAAAGTTGGAAATTTCAGGACTGAGAGTTCAGAAAACAACGTGAAGTGGGTTATAATTACGCAGAATTAAATTCAAGGGGACGATATGGATGTTTTGAATTTTATAAAAGATTATCAAAAGATATTGATAAACAGAATAGATGACGTTAGTCTTTCGATAACAAGTGGTGGAGTAACTGATTGGGAAGACTACAAGGCAAGAGTTGGTGAAATACAGGGTGTCACCTATGCTCTTGATGAATTGAAGGCCCTGCTAAAGAAAGTGAAGTATATCGATGACACTGATCGTACCTGAGTATGTTCTAGCGCAACAACAAGCGAAGAAGCAGGCCGAAAAAGCCGCAAAAGAAAAATCCTTAAAAGACAGAATGCCACAACCCACAGGGTGGAGAATCCTTGTCATGCCTTACATGGGCAAGGACAAGACTGATGGCGGTGTCTATGTTCCCGATGCTGTAAGAGAAAGAGAGTCACGAGCTACGGTTGTAGCTTACGTTGTACGTCTCGGCCCACTTGCTTATCAGGATCTGGATAAATTTGGAGAGCACGGGCCTTGGTGTAAGGAGGGAGATTGGGTTTGTATCGGTAGATATGCTGGATCTCGTTTCAACAT